GTAAGAACTGTTGAATCCGCACTTAAATCTGCTTGTGGGATAGTTAAGTTAAACCTCAATATATCTTCTGCGTCAGGTATTGGATATACGTCAACTTTGGCATCGCCATTTGAATCTATGCCGTTAAACCCATAATAAAAAGGAGTGCCACTCTGACTAGAGCCTAGCAGGAATTGTCTATTCAGCCATGTGATAGGAGCGTTAATCATCTGGAAGTTATTGGTGTCATTGAACACATCAACAACCTTAAACCTCCCTGCTGTGCCAGGGAGAGTGTAATTGTAAGTTCCTGATACACAGGTTACTGTGATGGTTGTTTTTAACGCATTCCAATCAAAAGAATCTTCTACTCTACGCTTGGAATCATTCACTAACTTACCGATTAATTTAGAGTATAGAGTATCTTGAACAGAATTTACTTCTGTCTCACGAAGCCTAATAAGTACGTCATTCACCAAATCTAAGTACGTTGCCATTATTGCTGTTCCTTTTTAAGCATGTCCCGTGGCAAACTGCTAGAGTTCATACCCAGCCCATAAGGTGTGCCAATCATAGATGATTTATACATATTACCTACTTGATAGGTTGGCAATTTATTTTGCAGCATCCCTCTCCCTGCAAGAATAGGAATTCCCCCTCTACCAAGTATTTCGGTAGCAGCCAAACCAACATGTCCAGCGCCTAACGCGCCAGATGCAAGCATAGCATCCCAATAACCTATTGATCCTTTAGTAGTAGGATTTGCCGCTCCTTCTTTAAAAGTATTAGCAAAATCAGAAATTGTTTTAAGATTGCCAGACAATGTTGGTATTTTTTTTCCTAGTGTTCCTGCCTTTTGCAAATTAACCAATCCAGATGGGTCAACAATATCTTCTACATAGTTTATTTGAGCAAGTTTTGTCCTCGCTTCTCTCATTTTATCTACTAGCCCAGGCTTGCCTGCTGAAACTAGATTTTCTTCAAACAAACCCTCTATTGCATTTGCAGTTTCAAGACGCGTTTTAGCAAGCCCATTTTGTATAGGGTCATCACTAGAAAATCCTTTTCTCGATTGTGCTCTAAGAGTCTTTATTTTAGTCAATGCTTTGCCTGAATCCATAACAGGATTTTGTAATTGTTCTTCTAGTAATTTAATAGCAGATGGATTTGATACGAATGTTTGCGAGTCAGTTTTATATTCATCCTCTAATTTCTGGATATTATCAAGAATAGACTGCTTGAATGTGGGAGTTAATTGAAGACCATTTACACCAGCTTCGTCAACTATCTTCTGATACGCATCATAATGAGTCATTCTTTCAGAATTCAAAGTATCTTTGCTAAGATTAGCTGCTTTAGGTAATCCCAACTCATCTTTTACAGCGCGAGTAGCCTCTATAGCATTCTTATTGGAAATTATCTGGTTTGATTTTGTAAGAGATGAAGCAAATTGCTTTACCCCATGTTCAGATGGTGCAACAAGGTTTATTTTATTAGCATCTACACGTATAGCATCCTTAGCAGCATTCTCTTGCTTTAAAATATCTAGTTGTGCCTGTCTTTCAGGTAAGTTATCATAATTTTTTTGACCAAATTTTGCCATTCCAATACCAATTGCTTGAGGAATAGCCTCTTGAACACCTCTTGCAATTCCGTCAGTTACAGAACCCTCAGGCAATACTGCTCTTGTTACATCTGCCCCAGTTTCACCAATCTTTCCTAGAACTGCACTAGCAGCCTTTGGAACAGATACAAGAGGATTCAAGTTTGATTTGCCAGCAACAGTACGGGGTTCATAGGTTAATTGGTTTTTTACGTACTGCTGAAACTGTTCCGGCATATCAGCAGAGTTTTTATTACCTGTCAATGCCTCATAGCCAGTAGCAGCCAATCCTGCTATATCACTTACTGGCTTCGCAATAATCCCAGAAGCCATATTTAATGCTGGCTCTACTACTGATCCTACCCCCTCTTTTTGGAGGTTAATATATTTATCCCATAAAGAAGGATTTTCTGCCGGAGCAGCAGGGGCTTCTGTTTTTTTAATCTCAGTTTTAGAAAGAGACTCCCAGTTGTCCTGTGCATATTTTATAGCCTGATCTTCAGTAGCGCCTTCTGGAGCGTTTACTTCGATTGTTCTTCCATCAGGAGAGGTTACATTAAATATAGGCATATTATTTCACAATTCTAGCTGACCATCCACTTGCGGATTGCTCTTTTGGTTTAGGTTGTTCAAATTGTTTTGTTAGTTTATTTTGCGTATCGTACATTGTTGCAAGGCGGTTTTTACCGTCAGTCTTTACTCGCTCTAAAACGCGTGTAAAGGTTTTTATAGGCGCGTCACCTTTAATAACTAACTCCATATCTTTTCTTGCGCTATCAGTTAGCTGACCAACCAATCTAGGGTTATTTAAAACCCTTGCGGCTTCAGTTCTAACTGTATTGATCTGAAATTGAAATTCACCAACATCTGGATTATCTCCCATGTTTTGCAATATCCAGTTAATTGGTTTATTAACTAATGTAGCATCAGATTTATATATTTTTTCGCCTAGTTTAATAGCTATATCTGCGTTTAAATCTAACATCGACTTGTAAGGCTCTAATGCAGAAACGTCTTTAGTGATAGCATTTAATGAAGCTTGGGCTGCTTTCCCTTTGGCTTGTCTTTCAGGTAATGAAATTCCAGAGCCTTGATCTTCAGTTCCTTTTTTTCCATATTGCTGATCGCCAAGTCTATTTAAGCTTTCATTTGCTCGGCTCATACCAGGAACAGACCACCCAGAAGGAAGTGGCTTGCCAGCAGCCGTAAGTTCATCAACAACTTTTTTGCCATTTTCAGTAAGAGCAAGCGGCGCTGGTTTGTCGTTACTATCTGCTTTCATATCTAATTTCCCGCTAAATGGTACTTGTGCCCCATTTTGCCAGATATAAAGACTACCTCCTGCTTTATTAGCAAATACAGGAGTTCCGCCATCTGTAGTACCTATATTTTCATCTTTTATTGGCGCACCCTTCTCTAGTGCAGCCATCCGCGCTTCTGCCAGATTTTCAGTAGATTGTTTAGTGTTTAAATCTTGCATTTCTTTTTCGCGCTGCCTAAAAGCACTCATTACCATTTGTGCGCCTTGAGTATCCCCACCATTAAAAAGTGTTTTTGCTGTCTCTCCATAACTATTAAGATTATCTTGATCTAAATTAGCCAAAGCTGCTTGACGTGTTTCAGCTAATTGTTGTCCAGCAGGTTTAATACCAGCAGCCATCATTCCTGCATTAACAAGCCCCGCTCCACCTTGATACATCGAGGCAGAAGCTCTTTGGAATGGGTCTAACTGTGCTTGTTGGTAAGAAGCCTGACGGATAGCATCCTGACGCTGTTGCATCATCATCATAGGGTCTTGTCCAAACATTCCTGCAATAATATCGTTAGCCATGATTAATTACCATCAAATGTTGTGCCACCGGTCAGTGTAGCTTTGACTCCATTACTATCATATACAAATGGCTTATCTGCATGCCATTGTGGTTGAGAGCTACTCTGAGCATACTGCCCTAGTGCTTGACCAGCACCACTTAAAGCATTACCCCAAGGGCTGTAAGCATTGGCGTTAAACATTGAATTAGCAGCAGCGTTCCCTCCTGCTTGTAGTATTTGACCTTGAACTGCACCTGCTTGAGATTGACGACCGCCAATATTCATTCCTGTAACCATCTGTCCTTGACCAAGCTGGTTAATTTGGTCTACTCCACCTTGAGCAGTTTGGTAAGGAGAGAACGCTTTATTCTGCATATTATACATTTGGTCATAAGCACCCGCACCCGCTGTAATCATTCCTTGACCAAACTGAGCATTCTGCATTCCACCTTGCTGTGATTGAGCTGCCAATTGCAAGTCTTGCATATGGTTTGCATTATAAAGCGCAGCCATTTCAGGGTTGGTTGCCATCATTCCACCAGCTTCGGCAGAAGTTGCTCCAAGAGCTAACCCTGCGCGTCCTGTTTGTTGTTGTTGGTTATGAAGTGCAGCTAAAGCTTGCTCACGTCCAGGCGCTAATAGGGCTTGTTGTTGAGACATGTATTGCGCTGCTTGTGCTTGAGGGTCTTGCTGTAGGTAGCTTTGACCGAGACTCATCATCCCTTGTCCAGCTTTCCCTAGCTGTTGAGATTGGTCAAAGGCGCTGCCGTATTGGTCTAGTCCTCGCTGGGCATATCCTGCCAGTTGATTTCTTTGAGCTAGTGCGGTATCTGATAGATTAGTTGTTGGAGTTGTTCCGTCTGCGCCACCCCATGTAGTATTACCATAATAGTCTGTTGCATTACCTGTAACGCCTACAGGCTTAAATCTAGCTGCTTCTGCTGCAATCTTTGCAGCATTAAGTTGTGCTTGAGCCTGAGTATTCGCAGCTGATTTAGCGGCATCTCCCTGAAGAACGCCACCAATTATTGCCGCACCTACTGAACCTGCTGCTACCCATCCTCCAGCCATATTACCCCCTATGCCAAATCTCTTAAATCATCTTTGTTTGTACTAAGAATTTCTTCTTCAGCTTCTTCTACTGTTGTTTTATTAGTTAGAAAAACATTAACAAATATAGTATCTTCGTGTATATACACTAATTTCTGTGTTCCTTTTGGTGAAATACCAATAAATCCAGCCTTTACTCTTTCGCATCCAGTTTCAGTAAGAACAGTACAGTCCCCCATTGCAAGAATATTTGTACACTCTTTAAGATGAATCTTCCCTAAAACAAGAGTACCTTTCTTCACAAACAATGCTCTTGTATAAACACCATTCATAAAATAATGAGTAGTATCTTCTGTAAAGTCTGTCTGAGTTAACTCTTCTGGCAATGAAAACAAAAAATCTGCTAACTTCCATATCCTATCTCTTATTACAGCAGGAGATTTATCAGGAATATTAAATACTATTTCACCATCAACCTCAGAAAGAATATTATCATCATAAACTGTTAATTCTTTACTTAGAGACTCTATAACTGGACATACAATATCCATCAAATTTCCTTAACAAAGTAAATAATACCACAAAAGATGGAGATTATTTCTTAGGGCGACCTAGCTTCTTAATTAGCACTTCTTTGGTGGCTTGGGGGGCATCTTTGACTTCTTTTTCATGGTTTTCATGGTTTTCATGGTTAATCTCCTGTTTGATTTCTTTATTAACTTCAATCCATTGGGATTGACTACGCATTACCTGATTAGCCTGAGCTTCTGTTACCTCGATTATACGCTCTAAATCAGGTAAATTGCTGAATTCGTGGTAATCATTACCTTTTTTATCAGTTTTGATTACGTATTTATTTGGTGCAAAGTATGGCATATTTACCTCAAAAAAGACCCCGAAGGGTCTAATTATTACCAGCTTGGACGAGCAACTACAAACTTACATGTAGTCGAAGCCAAGTCGATAGCGCCTGCTGAGTTATTCATCAATGTTAGAGTTACTATATTAGCAGCTGTTACCGCACCGCCAACAACAGCATCAATTGTATCAACACCCATCGAGATACCAAAAACAACGTCACCTAATACTACGTTTGGAACTGTTACATCTACTGAAGCAAATGTACCCGAACCTGTTGCAGCGTTAGCAAAGTTTACTGTTTCTGTTACTGCCCACATTTCAGAGAACATACCCTGAAACTGTTTATTTCCTTGTTGTACTATAGCCATTATTTTCTCCTTAATCTGTTAAGGGGGCTTTCACCCCTAATGCTGTTATCAGTGCTATGTGACTAATCAGGCAGGTACTACAAATGCCAATGCTGCATAGTCGCGCAACTCTTTAGTACCATAAATGGTATCGGAAGTTACCAAAGTACCAAGGTACTCTTGCTTATACTGAGCTTGTGAACGGATAGTCATTTGTTCGGCTAGACACATAGCATCTTTGTGCATCAACATGCCTGCACGATACTTGGTGTCTGTAGGAGAACTTGTTGACCAGTCAATTGTAGTACCCAATTCATCAACAAAAGCAGCGCCAGTAGGAGCAGTAGAAGAAAATGTTACAGACTGAGTAGAAGTTACTGAGTTAACATGAATCCAAGGGCAGTTAGTAGAAGTGTAAACTTCAACACCGTACAAATTACCCAGACGACCTGTTTTCAGAACAGAACCATCACCTACGAATGCTTGCTCAGTGAAACGTGCAATACCACGCATTACGTTAGACTCAACAGGAGGTACAACCAAATTCAACTCGCTAGAGTTAACATCTTGATCTTCCAATGATTGAATCATTTTACGGATAGCTGCGTCAGTAATGATAGTACCGTTACCAGGAGTCGCACCTGAGAACAAAGTAGAACCATCGCCACCGATAACAGCTTTCTCGTATGAAGTAGCAGCAGCAATAGCGCCACCGTTAAAGCCAGCACCCAATAAATGCAGGTCTTTATCTATACGTTTAGCAAGTGCATAACCAGCATCATCAGTATAGAAACGGCGCATACTATTTAGAGCTTGCATTTCACCAATATCTTCATACAGTTTTGAGTATTCGAAGTGCTTGTTAATCAACACGTCAACGATACCAGCAGTGTCAGCAATAAGAGTTACTTGTGTATTAGCTGCCTTAGCACTTGCATCGCCACGAGCAGGAACAGGGAGATGCAGTGTATCGCCCTTCTTACCTTTAAATGAGAACTTAGTTACCAAGTTACCCAGTACAAGTTTTTGTTTATAAACCGCAACAACTTCATCACTCCACTGTTCGGGGATAAAGTTTGCGCCAGTTGTTATCGTTGATTGATTTGAGCCTAAAGCCATGATATTTCTCCTAAATTAAATTAAATGTTACGGTACTATTCGTCCATCCCTATAAGCTGCATCAATCGTATCTCGCATTGATTCAAACTTACGTGGGTCACGTAGTTGCATGTCGATAATAGCTCTGCGTGAATACTTTTTCTGAGAACTCTCGCTCGTTCCACTGGTTTCTACAGCAGCAGCTTTAAGTGAGTTGTCACGAGCCTGAGTTTCAACTTGTGATACTGCACGTTGCTTAATGCCTCTCAATTCCTTGAACGTACTTAATAATTCATCACCCGCATCTAAATCATAATTCTGCGCATGTTGGTACAGATTTTGCCTAACCCGACTCTTGCCGACCCATTCTTGAAATGCTGGATCGCTATTGATAGTCTGGTAATCAGGGTGCTTCTGTGCCAAAGTTTGCAATGCCATCTGCCTATTAGCCATCTGAGCATATTCTTCTGCCTGACGGACTTTGGGATGAGATTCAATTGCATTCTTGACTGCTAGTTTAGGATTCTCAAAAAAATCCACTTCTTCGCTAATTTCTTCTGGCTTACGGTTAAGTTGAGATTTAATTAGCTCGTCTGCAAGTTTCCGCACTTCGCCTACTTCATTGCCAAGACGGGATGCTTTACGTTCCTCATCTGCGTGCCATCTAGCAATTTCTGTAATAGTTTTGCCACGGTACTTCTCAGGCAAGTCATCTAATACAGATTTTTCAGCTACTTCTGGTGTGGATTGGAGTTGTTTCTCAACAGCTTCCATCTCGCTTGCATCGTTCATATCACTCATTAACTCAGCCATCTCTATCTCCTTGCCCTTATGGGACGCTAGAATTTAGTTTAAAATAAATATCACAAAGGAGTTAGTACTCACTTCTGATACACTTATCGTGATAATACATGTATTTATACAAAACGCAAGTAAATACTCACTTACATTTTAATGTAAAAAAAATAGACTCATGTTAGTGAGTACTAACTACCATGTGTTCTACGTCCATTCTTAATTCTGGCATCTGCCCATTGACTAGAATTAATATCCAT